GTTCACTTTCACCGACGAATTCGTTGCTAACCTCGAAAAACATAACGACTTGCTGGCCAAGAACGAGGCTGCACGATTGCTCGGAGTTCATTACGACGTGGCGCACGATGTCGCCGTGCCGACCGTCGACGGATGGGCGCTGGGACAAAGTGATATCAAGCAGCTGGGCGACGTTATTGAACAGACCGAGCAACAATCCGAGCTGCTCCAGCAGCAACAGCAGGAAACGATTGTCAGTTTACCCATCGATACCGCGATCGAGGATTTGTCGCTTTTCAGTCGCCAGCGCGCCGAGCAGATGGCGCATAACGCGATTAGTTTTGTTTCGGGCTCCTCGGCGCGTTCAAGCGCGGCAGCGTGCGGCGCCAGCCTGAAACGCTCTGAGACAGTCGGTGACGATCGCGTATGCGACGCCTGCGACCAGGACGAGCGCGACGGCTGGATCGGGATCAATGAGGAGTTTAGCGGGAGCGAAACTGCCGACGTGCCGCATCATCCCAACTGCCGTTGCGGCGTGGAGTACGAGTGGGCCGAGAACATGCAAGGCGGCCTCAAGCCGGAACTGGAGAAAGCGGCCTGAAACTTTTATGAGTGAATATTATTTAATCACATCCGCCTACGCTGTCCCGCTAAACGGCGAAACGCCCGCCGAGATCATGTATATGCCGGCTGGTAAATCGACCATCCGCGCCAACGTGAACGGCAAGCCAAAAGAGATCAGCGTCAATGTCAAGCCGGCCACGGCAACCGTTCTGCAAGCGAGCCTGACGAAATTGTTCGCTGAACCCGTGCAACCCTTTATCGATTTCAATCATAAAGAGGACGAGTCGGCCGCAATCCCGACCGGATTCAAATGGAGTGATGACGGCGTGATGCTGGCTATCGATTGGACCAGCGCGGGCAAGGCCGCAGTCGAGGGCAAGACCTACCGATATTTTAGCCCCACGTTCCTGCTCTCGGAGACCGGCGAACCATCGTCGCTCCCTGAGACAGGGCCAGTCGGAGCCTTGACCAATAATCCCGCCTTTCGGCGGATGCGTAAGATTTCAGCGGCGGAAGCCGCACTAAACGGTGGTGACACCGACAACCAAACCAAGAAAGACAAGATGGATAAAATCACATCGAAGCTGGTTTCCCTCGGGTTCATCACCGAAGCCGATGCCAGCGATGAAATAAAGGTTAGCGCAGCTCTTGACGCGTATTCGAAGAAGCGCACCGAGAACGCTGAACTTGAAACATTGCGCGCCGAAAATAAAGCGCTGCGCGAAACCGCTGAAACCAGCCGCGTCGAGGCAATCAATCGCGAAGCCGATTTGTTGATCGAGGCCGCTGTCAAGGACGGCAAGATCGCGCCAAAAAACGAAACCGTAAAAGCGAGCCTCAAAAAATGGGCGGTCACCGACATGGCCGGCGCAAAAGCGCACATCGACTCATTACCGACGAACCCGGCTTTTAAAACTGTCGTGCAGGTCACGGGCGCACACCGGGATGCGGGCAAAGCGCCGGCAACGGGTGGTCAGGACACAAAAACAATGAACGGCGATAGCGGCAAACAGTGCCGGGCAAAAGTGGAAGCGATCCGTTCCCAGTTCCCGAACATGACCTGGGACCAGGCGTGGCGCAAAGCTGAAGCGGAGTACCCGGAAATATTCGAAGGCGTCCGCGCATAAGAAGTGCCTCTCTAAAATCTAACAAAAGGAAAAACAGACAAACTTTATGAGTACTTCAACCTATGGCGGAATCGTTCGCGAGATTCCGATTGTGCCCTTCCCGGTTCCGGCGGCCAGTCCGCTGGTGGCCGGGATGGTGGCTGAATGGAATGCAGCGACAAAAGTTGCGCAACCGTGGGCCGCTGATACCGACGCGATTCTGGGCGTTTGCACCGGTAACGCGGACCTGGACGTTTTCACTGTGGCTGTCTACACAGCCAAAGGGGCCAGTGTGCGCATCCTGTGCGCTGCGGGCATTATCCCCAACCCGGGGGATTTGCTCTATTTCAGTGCAACACTCGGGAGCGTGACCAACGTCGGAACCGGGGCCGGCGCAGCGATTGCCAAAGCGATCGGAACCGGGCTCAACGGCTACGTCGAGGCGGTCCTTATCTAAGAGCCGTTGGCTCTTTCTATTTAACAAAAGGGAAACTTTAATTTTATGCCTTACGATGTTTCGCAATTGCTCACTTACAGTCAGGGAATTGTCCCGGACTGGGTGGCACAGAACAAAATCACGGACTGGCTGGCGCCGACGGTGCCGGTGGTCACAGAAAAATTTAACTATAAAAACTACGGGAGCGGCAACGCGTTTAGCCAGATCGATACCCGGCGCTCGATGGGCGGCAGTGCCGCGCGGCTCGCCTACACAGTCTCAGACAGCTGGGGCACGTTAACCGAGAATTCGCTGGAGACCAGTATCGACGACATTGAACGTCGCCAGAATACCGAGAGCGAGTCGCAGCTGGAAATGATCAAGGTTCGGGACCTGACATTGACCATCCTGAACAACGATTTGAAATCGTTGTTTGCATTCATGAAATCCAGTGTGGCAGTGACGCCAACAATCGGCGTCTGGAACAACACCGCGACCAACGATCCGATTGCCGATATCGACGGCCAGATTGAAGCGATCTTCAATACGACCGGTGTGCTGGTGAACCGGATTTTCATGGATTATTCGGCATGGCTCCTGTGCAAAAACAATGCGCAAGTGCTCAACCGCATCCGGTACGTGCAACTCGGGAACGCGACCACGGAAACCGTTTCAATGTTGTTATCGACTCCGTGCGAAATCCGGATCGGCGGCGGCGCTCTTTATACCGACGTCGGCGGGAGCACTAATAACGTGTTCCTGTTTTACGGTCAGGATTCACCGGGGCAACAGGATCCGAGTTTCATCAAGACGTTTGTCAAGAACCCGAACCGGTTCACCGCGATGCGGCAATACCGCGAGGATAAGATCAGGAGTGACGTTTACTACCTCGATTGGCAGCAAGAACGGATCCTGACCGGCGCAGGAATCGTTTCGCGGATTCAGGCGACGTAAGAAGCATTATGGCCTGGCAAGTTCTGGATCCGGACGATCTGCTCAGTGTGCTCACGCAACCTGAGCGCGATCTGTTCGGGCAAGGCGATAGCGCGTCGACGTCGCCCGACCGGCTCGTCGCTATCGTTGGCTGGGTGATTGATCAGGTGCGCGGCAAAGTGGCCGCGTGCGCTGAGAATCGCGATGTCATGGGGCCATCCGGCACTATCCCGGCCGAGCTCTACGGTGACGCGATTGTTATTGCCCGGTTCCAGTTACTGACCAGTTTTCCGGCCGGAAAAGCGTTTCTGGACGAGGGCCGGATGCGCGCCTACTCCGACGCGTTAAAGCATCTGGACGATGCGGCCGCCGGCAAGCTGGCGATTGAACCTGTGGCCACGCCCGATCAGTTCGCGCCTGATGCGGTTGGGTTCGGTTCGCGGGACGACGATATCGCCAACCCGTTGAACTGGTGCAACCGCAACGACATCGATTTCGGGTTCTGGCACTAGCAAATGAACATCACGATCCATGTCAGCCCGAGTCTCCAGAACCTCTTGCGCGGGTCGCAGATGGTCTCGGGCTACGCTGTGATGCAGCGTGCCGGGCAAGCGGTCACCGATTATCTGCGGCGCTATCATCAGGCGTTTTTGCCGCACTGGAAAGGTTTCCACTACATGGAGCCATCGCTCGGCTTTGGCGATAAAGTGGCGGCCGGCTGGCAAGACCCGGTTGTTTCAGGCTCCAGAGTCACCATCACCAACACGTTCGGGCTCCTCAAACACAAGGTCACCGGAGGCGCGATCATGCCGCAGCGCGCGCAATTCCTGACCATTCCGCTCACCTCGGAAGCCAAGGGCAAGACTGTCGCTGAATACCGGGCATCGAGCGGCACACCCTTGTTCCGGGCTGGCATGGCGTTATGCGAACGGATCGGCGGCCGGGTTAGCGCAGTCTACGCATTGAGTAAAGGGCTGACTCAAGATCCGTGGCCGGGCGCGATGCCGCCGCAGGAAGCGATTAATCAGGTGTTCGTGATGGCCGCTAATCAGGAGATCGCGCGGCAGTTAGGTACAAGGATGGCAGCATGAGCGCGCCCGAAATCTATATCCTTGAACAGTTGCAAACCATCGTGGTCGGGATGCTCGAGGGCGACGATATGTTTGTCGGTAACCAGAGCGCCAACGGGCAACCGATCCCGATTATCACCGAGGAGATAGGGGATCTGATAACCGAGATTGATAAAAAGGTGGGGCAAACCGGCATTTGCGCGGTCGTGTTGACGCCGCTTTTCGAATTCA